CAATTAGAAACAGAGGAGTAAGTTAATGTACGAAAACAGACACATCACAGAACCTAAATGGAAAAGTTGGATAGTGCAGACTACAACACCATTGTTTACGCCCGAACAATGCAGACAAATTATTGCATCAGGTAGAGCACAAAAACCACAAGAAGCACAAGTAGGTATGGGTAAACCTGGTGGTGGAAAAGATACAAAAAAAAGAGTTACAACAATTAGTTGGATACCTTTTAAAGAAATGGAACACATGTATCGTGATCTTAATAACTTTATACAAAAAGCAAATGAAAATCATTTTGGTTTTGGTGACATACAAGTAACAGAAAATGCACAGTTTACAGAATACCCTGAAGGAGGATTTTATGATTGGCATATGGATTGTGATGTAAACATGGGTCACGAACCACCTGTTAGAAAAATATCAATGACATTATTATTAAATGATCCATCAGAGTTTGAAGGTGGGGATCTAGAACTTATGGCACCAGGTAAATTTGCAGAACTTAAACAAGGCCATGCAATTATATTTGCATCATTTTTAAATCACAGAGTTAATCCTGTAAGACGTGGAATAAGACAATCATTGGTTGTTTGGTTTGGAGGCAAACCATTTAGATGATTAAAGAACAATTTTTTCCAACAAATATATATGGTCATGACACACAGCTAGATAATAATTTTTTAGCTAATGAAATAGTTAACTGGTCTAAACAAAATAAAGGTGTGCAAAAAACAAATGTAAATGGTTGGCATAGTGAAACTAACATGCATGAGCTACCACAATTTAAACCTTTGGTAGATGAATTATTTAAAATGACAACAGAAGTATTTAAAGAAGAATGGTTAGACAGACAACCTAGACTAGGTAATATGTGGGCTAATATAAATTATCAAGGTGGTTATAACAGACCACATATACATCCTAATACTTTGTTTAGTGGAGTATACTATGTGCATGCACAACCTAATTCAGGAAAACTTGTTTGTAATGATCCAAGACCAGGAATACAAACTGTTATGCCAGTAAGAAAACCAGGGCAACCACCAAAACATTTGTGGAGAGAATGTCATATAGACCCTAAACCAGGTAGAATTATAATGTTTCCTGCATGGTTATGGCATTGTGTTGAACCTAATAAATCTAATGATATAAGGATATCAGTAAGTTTTAATTTTATACAAGATGGCTTTCAATAAATATCAAGTAATTAAAGGTGCAATTAGCTACGAGTTAGCTAACTTTGTGTTTAACTATTTTCTTCTTAAAAGAGATGCAGTTAAATGGATGTATGACAACAACATTACCTATGACACAGGTATGTTAGGCACATGGACAGATCAACAAATACCCAATACTTTTTCTTGTTATGCTGATAATGTAATGGAAACCCTACTTGTTAAAGTATTACCAATAATGCAGCAAGAAACAGGGTTAAATTTAATTCCTACTTATTCATATGCAAGGTTATACAAAAACGGTGATGAATTAAAAAGGCATAAAGATAGACCAAGTTGTGAAATATCAACTACTATAAATTTAGGTGGTGACCCTTGGCCAATTTTTATAGATGGCACAGGTGCTAATACTGTTATAGATGAATACAAAAATATACATAAACCTAATGCTCCCAAAGGCACAAAAGTCCTGCTTGAAGTTGGAGATATGCTAGTATATAGTGGATGTGAATTAGAGCATTGGAGAGAACCTTTTGAAGGAACTACTTGCGGACAAGTATTTCTTCATTATAACCATGTAAATGGTCCTTTTGCTGAAAAGAATAGGTTCGATAAAAGGCCAATGTTAGGTGTTCCACCAATAAGGAATGCATAATATGATGGAGTTATATGTTACAAAAATTAGGTTTTGCACCAGGGTTCAACAAACAAGTTACAGAGACCGGAGCAGAAGGTCAATGGTTTGATGGCGACTTTGTTCGTTTTAGATATGGAAGTCCAGAAAAAATAGGCGGCTGGTCTCAACTAGGTGATGATAAATTAACAGGTGTTGCAAGAGCGATTCATCATTGGGATGATAATGCAGGTATTAAATTTGCAGCAATAGGTACTAGCAGTATTTTATATGTTTTTTCAGGTGGTGTGTATTATGATATACACCCAATTAGAGTTACTTTAACAGGTGCTGATTTTACAAGCACATCAAGTTCAAAAACAGTAACAATAACATGTACAGGTAATCACAATTTGTTACAAAATGATATTGTAATGTTTGATACTGTTACAGGTTTAAGTGGTTCTACATTTACTAACGCTACGTTTGAAGATAATAAGTTTATGGTTACATCAGTACCAACAGGTACAACATTTACTATTACAATGGCGGTTGCGGAAACAGGAACACCGGTTACAAATGCAGGATCTACTTCTGTCTTATGTTATTACACAGTAGGACCAGCACAACAGTTAGGTGGTTTCGGTTGGGGTACAGGTTTATTTGGTGGTACAGTTTTAGGACCAGCAACTACAACACTAGCTTCTACTATTAATGATGCTGTAACTGTTATTCCTTTAACAGATTCTTCAGCATTTCCATCTTCAGGTACAATACAAATAGGGGATGAATTTATTTCTTACACAAATAATAATACTACAACAAACATTTTAAGTGGTGGGGCTAGAGAAGTTAATGGTACAACTAAATCTGCACATAGTGCAGGAGCTGCAATTACAAACATTACATCATACGCAGGATGGGGTAGTGCATCTTCTACTGACTTTACTATTGACCCAGGTTTATGGGTTCTTGATAACTATGGTACAAAATTAATTGCACTTATATATAATGATAAATGTTTTGAATGGGATGCTGCAGCTCCTAATGCCACATCAACTAGAGCAACCGTATTACCTAATGCACCAACAGCATCACGTCATGTATTAGTATCAACACCAGACAGACACTTAGTATTTTTTGGAACTGAAACAACTGTAGGAACTAAATCTACACAAGACGATATGTTTATACGTTTCTCTTCTCAAGAAAGCATTGACCAAACTGATTCTTATACAGTAAGAGCTGAAAATACAGCAGGTACGCAAAGACTTGCAGATGGTTCTAAAATTATGGGAGCTATTAAAGGTAGGGATGCAATCTACGTTTGGACTGATACCGCATTGTTTCTTATGAAATTTGTAGGACAACCTTTTACTTTCTCTTTTGAACAAGTAGGAACTAACTGTGGATTGTTTGGTAAAAATGCATGCATAGAAGTAGATGGTGCTGCTTATTGGATGTCAGAAAATGGTTTCTTTACCTATGATGGTCAACTACAATCTATGCAATGTTTTGTAGAAGACTTTGTTTATGATAGTATTAATGACACATCACGTGATTTAATTAATGCAGGTTTAAATAACTTGTTTGGAGAAATAACTTGGTTCTATCCTAGCGAAGCTTCAGACGAAATTGATAGAATGGTTACTTATAACTATTTAGACTCAACAGCAAAACAACCTATTTGGACAACAGGCACTTTAGCCAGAACTGCTTGGCAGGATTCAGCAGTATTTAACAAACCACATGCAACTTATTATGGCTCAAATGATGATGCTTCATTTGATGTTACTGGTAATACGCAGGGTAGTACTATATACTATAGCCAGGAAACAGGGACCGATGAAGTAAACGCAGGTAATATTGCTGTAGCAATACCAGCATTTATATTATCAGGAGATTTTGATATTACACAAAGAAGAAGTAACACAGGTCAAGTAGTTGGTACACCTGATCTTAGAGGTGATGGAGAATATATGATGAGAGTGAGCAGGTTTATACCAGATTTTATTACACAAACAGGTAACACTACAGTCAGTCTTATATCAAGGGCTTATCCTAACAGCACACCAACCACTAAAGATTTTGTAATTGATTCATCTAAAACTTTTCAAAGCACAAGAATAAGAGCAAGGTCAGTTGCATTAAAAATTTCTAACACAGCAATTAATCAAGACTGGAAACTAGGTACATTTAGATTAGACATTGCACCAGGAGGAATGAGATAATGGCTGCACCACTTTTTTATAATAAAGGAGATCAAAATATATATAAAGATTTTCAATTTGTTCCTCAAGAAAAATATAGAACAGGGTTTACAGCACCAGTTCAGGGTGGCGGACAAGATGCGTCTACACCTTCTTTTGGTATACCTAATACAAATGCTTTTACAAATAGCGGTGGAGGTGGAGGTGGTGGAATAAAGACTCTTACTCCTTATTCTAACTCTAATTCTATGTCTGCTCCTATTAATAGTGCAGCTTTTCAAGATCCTTTAAATCAAAAAATAGCAGATCAAATGAGAACACAAAATCCTAATTTACAGAGTAGAACTAATGAAGAAATAATTGAAAGTAACCCAGATATGTTTGACATAAAAACAAACAGGGGGTTTTATCAAAACACAGTTGATAACCTTAAAAATATGGGCAGTTTAGTAGCTAGTAAATTTTCTAAATTTCCAGGTGTTGGACAAGGAAAAAGTTTTATAAACAATATTATGGATAATACTATGGTAGGTAGATTTGCTGCAATGAGAAATCCATTAAATCCAAATGCAAGTAATTACAATAGAGCTCTTCAAGGTCAAATAGATTATTTAAAAGATATGTCTATAGATGGCAAAATGATGATCGGTAAAGACCCCGGAAGCTATTTAGATAAATATGGACCGGATTCAGTATTGTCTGGTCAAAATGTTGTGTCAGGTTTTGGAACTAATGATTACGGAAAACAATTACAAAATAAAATAGATAAATTAAATTCTATTAAAACAAGAGGATTCAATACAATTTTTGGTAAAAAGTCAACAGACTTTTCAGTTAGTCAACAGGAATTACTTGATAAAGCAAAAACAGAATTAGCAGCTCTTGAAGAAGAAGACGAAAAAAATTATCAAGATAGAATAGATAATTTTGTTAAAAGTTACAGCAGACCCGGTGTTAAAGCAATGTTTGATAAAGTGTATGATGGTAAAAATATTCATGGTGGACCTACTGACTCACCCCCTGGAAAAGACTATAAAGAATATGGTTCAGGTGCAGCAGATGGTAGTGGTGGTTATAATGAAGGAGACGGCGGAAGTTATAGTGGAGCCAGCACTGAAGATTACGGCGGCGGAGAAAAAGATGGTGGATTTATTGATGGCACTAATAGAAGGCCTTTTAATAGCGGTGGTAGAACCGGGTATTTTTTTGGTGGTAGAGTTAGTTTTAAAAATGGAGGCCTAGCAAGTATTTTATAATGGCAAAAATTGTACAATCATTAACTAGAGCAGCAAAAGAATATGAACAAACTAATATGCAATCATTGGTTAGGGACCTTGATGGTATTATAACAAAATTAAATTCTTCTTTTCAGGAAGAAGTAAAACAGGAGATAGAAGCTAAGAGTTTCTTTTTAGAATAATGGCAGTAGTAAACCAATACAAATTTGTAGGTAAAGACAATGACACTACAGGAAATGCATTGACTGTTTTTGCAACAGACAAACCTGGTGTTAATGAAACTATAATTATTAAATCAATACTGGTTACATCTGCTGGTACACCTAGTGTAACTGTTACAAACAATAGTATTACAGCCATTAAATCAGTGGCTCTTACAGCAAATCAAACTAAAGAATTATTAACTCAGCCAATGATAGTAGAAGGTGGGTCTGCTTTTACTATACAATCTAGCACTACAGATTCATTTGATTTTGCAGTTAGCTTTTTAAATATACTAAAGGAGAAAATAGATTAATGAAAACTACTACAATAGATGGACAAGAAGTACCTGTTTTAGATGCAACTAGCGTTGAGACTACGTATAGACATCTTAAGACTGGTGAGGTTTTTAAAACAAAAAAAGACTGGGAAGCAAAAGGTTTTAAGAATGAAGAGATGGCACAAGACGTAAAAGTTATTATGCCTTCTCTTGATTTAATAGGCAAAACGAAGTAGAACAGATAAACTAGGATTAAATTATGGCAATTTCAAGAATGCAACAACCACAACAAATGCAAGGCGGTTTAGGTGCTTTAGATGCTCCAAGACAAGGTTATTTTTTAGGTAAACTTGTTAAGAAAGCTACGCGTGCTGTTAAAAAAGTTGCTAAGAGTCCTATAGGTAAGATGGCTTTACTAGGTGCTGGTGGAGCGTTAGCTGGATCTTTTATGTCAGGCGGTGTCGGAGCAGGATTAGGTAGATTTAGTTTAGCTAACCTGGGTAATTTTGGAAGTGGTGCATTCGGTGCATTAAAAGGTGGTTTAGGAACAGGTGGTAAATTTAGTTCTCTTGGAGATATTTTTAGAGTAGGTGGTAAATCTGGTGAAGGTCTTAGTATCCCTAGATTGTTAGCTGGTGGCTTAGGTGCTACAGCTTTAGCAGCTCCTTTCTTAGCGGGTAAAGATGACGAGCCAGAAGAAGTTGGAGAAGTTATGGACGTTGCTAACATTACGAACAGAGCAAGAAATTTTTATTCAGGAATGGGTGACAAAGGTGTAGGTTTAAACTTTATGCCACAGAAAAAATATGTTAGTCAAAATTTTTATGCAGCTAACGGTGGTAGAGCCGGTTATGCTAACGGTATGTTAGTTGATGATGAAGATGAAGAAATAGCTTTTGCAAGATCAGGTGCTGGTCAAAGCAGAAGACAACCTATGGCATTTTTAGCAATGGGTGGTGA